AAACCGCGCACACGCGGCGGAAAAATTTGCGAAAGCGAAAAAAAAACGGCCGGCGCCGCCGGAAAAACCGGAAGGCGGGGCCGCTGATCTAGATAAACAATCGTCCGCATTATGCGGGCGGCCGCCGGGCGGGCGCGTGCGCCCAGGACGCCGGCGGGACGCGGACACGGTCCGCGGACGGGAATCGCGGACGGGGATCCCGGACGCGCAGGGGAGGGCAGCATGGACGACATCAACACCATCATCGGCTGGCTGTGCGTGGCCGTCTACGGCAGGGCCGCGGCGGACATGACGCCGGAGCTGTGGTCGGATCTTCTGGACCGGCTGCGCCGGATCGGAGCGGCCCGATGAGAGAGGTCCAGCTGACGCTCTTCGACGATAATCCGGAGTATGACGCCTTCCTGGACAAGTTCGAGGCCAAGAAGACCACGGACGACTGCTACACCCCGGCGAACGTCTTCGAGGCGGTGGCCGCCTGGGTGGCCGGGGAGTACGGCGTGGACCGGGAGCGCTTCGTCCGCCCCTTCTGGCCGGACGGGGACTATGAGGTCTTCGACTACCCGGAGGGCTGTGTGGTGGTGGACAATCCGCCCTTTTCCATCCGGGCCCAGATCGTGGCCTTCTACCGGCGGAAAGGCATCGCCTTTTTCCTCTTCTCCCCGGCGCTGACGCTGCTGACCAGGTACGACGACCTGACCCACATCGCCGTGGGCGCGGACATCGTCTACGAGAACGGGGCCAACGTGCCCACCAGCTTCGTCACGAACCTGGAGCCGGGGGTGATCCTCCGGACGGCGCCGGAGCTCTACGACGCCATCGACCGGGCCAACCGGGCGAACCTGGCGGGGATCCGGAAGCAGGTCCCCCGGTACACCTACCCGGACGAGGTGGTCACCGCCGCCATCGTCCAGCGCTGGACCTCCTACGGCGTGCGGTATTCCCTGCGCCGGGAGGACGCCATGTTCATCCGGGGCCTGGACGCCCAGCGGTCGGAGGGCAAGTCCATCTTCGGCGGCGGGTATCTTCTCACCACCCGGGCCGCCCGGGCCAGGGCTGAGGCGGAGCGCCTGGCCCTCGAAGAGAGAGAGAGAGAGAGAGAGACGCGCTGGCGGCTGTCGGCCAGGGAGCTGGCGTGGTCCGCTGGACGATCTCCCCGCGGGAGCGGCGCCTGATCCAGGCGAAGGAAGGAAGCGCACGGCATGACGCTGGAGGATAAATACAAGAAGCAGCTGCAGGAGCTGGGCGTGTACCGCCAGGCCTTCGACCCGGAGATCTCCCTCCTGTGCCAGATGGAACGGGAGCACCGGCGGATCCTGCGGGCCTGGAAGGAGGCCTGTGAGAAGGAGAACGGCCGGGACGAAAAGGGCAACGTCATCCTGGACTACTGCCACCCCCTTCGGGGAAAGGTGGAGAAGCTCCGGGCCGACATCCTGACCCACCGGGACAGCCTGGGGCTGACGCCCAAGGGTTTCAAGCGGCTCCGCCCGGAGAACAAGGACACGGACGCCGCCGCCGGCGAGGTCCATCCCTTCGGCCAGCTGCTGGCGGAGATCACCGCCCGATGCTCCCAGTATGAGTGAGACGGTCCACACCGCGCCCCACTTCGCCCGGGTCCTGAGCTGGGCCAGGCGCTGCGCGGATGATCCCGGATGCTGCCGGACCTGGCGGCTGAGCTGCCAGCGGTTCCTCCGGGATCTGGAGGATCCCCGGTGGGAGTTCCGGCCGGCCCTGCCGGAGTTCTGCATCCAGATAATCGAGGGCACCTTCTGCCACCAGCAGGGGGAGACCCTGGATGGACTGCCCCTCCGGGGAAAGCCCTTCGAGCTCATGGACTGGCACCTGTTCTGCACCTATAACCTGTGCGGGTTCTTCCTGCCGGGGACGGAGATCCGGCGCTTCACCGAGGGGCTGGCCTTCACGCCCCGGAAGACGGCCAAGACCGACTGGGCCACGGGGCTGCTGTGGGCGCTGGGGATCTGGTACCGGCGCTCCGGCGCCAAGTGCAAAACGGTGGCGGGCAGCCTCCGCCAGGGCATGGAGTCCTTCGAGTTCCTCAAGTACAACCTGCACCGGCTGGGGCTCACCGTGGACGAGGATCCTGTGTACGGCCTCCGGACCCTGGACAGCAGCCTGGGCCACTCCTTCTCCGGCCCCTTCGCCGACGGGGCCATCGACTGGGAGGCCCTGGCCTACAAGCCCGACATCTTCGACGCCTTCAACTGCAACCTCGTCCTGCTGGACGAGCTGCACGTCTATAAAAACGCCGCGCCGTACAACCTTCTGAAGCAGGCCACCCAGGCCTACACCAACAAGCTCATCCTCTGCGTGTCCACCGCCGGATACAACGGCCAGGGCTTTGCCGCCCAGCACGTGGAGTACGCCGAGAAGATCCTGGACGGACGGATCACCGGCGCGGACGCGGACCGGTTCTTCGCCTTCGTCTGCAGGGCCGAGGCGGACGAGTCCGGGGAGATCGACTACACCTCCGCGGCGGTGCACCGGTCGGTGAATCCCGCCTACGGCGTCAGCATCCGGCCGGACGACATGATGGCCGCGGCGCTGCAGGCCAGGAACGACCCGCAGAACCGGCTGGACTTCCTGACCCGGTACCTCAACATCTTCGTGAACGACTTCCGCGCCTGGTTCGACATTGAGGAGTTCCGGGCATCGGACGCCCGGTACGACTGGACGCCGGAGCAGCTGAAGAAGCTGCCCGTCACCTGGTACGGCGGCGCGGACCTCTCGAAGCTCCACGACCTGACCGCCGGGGCCCTGGTGGGCGAATACAACGACGTCCTCATCATCCTGCCCCACGCCTGGTTTCCCCGGGCGGCGGCGGTGGAGAAGGCCCAGGAGGACCAGATCCCCCTGTTCGGCTGGGAGGAGGACGGCTGGTTGTCCATGTCCAACGACAAGGTCGTCAATCACGGGGAGATCGTCCGGTGGTTCCGGGACAAGAGGGCCGAGGGCTTCAAGATCCGGCAGGTGGGCCACGACCGAAAGTTCTGCGCCGACTACTTCGCCGGCATGAAGAAGGCGGGCTTCTCCGTGGTGGACCAGCCCCAGCTGTACATGTCGAAGAGCCAGGGCTTCCGCTACATCGAGGCCAAGGCCAAGAGCGGAATGCTGTACTACTGCCACGCCGAGCCCTTCGAGTACTGCGTCTCGAACGTGAGGGCCGTGGAGAAGGTGGACGACGCCGTCCAGTATGAGAAGCTGGCGCCAAATCTCCGCATTGACGTATTCGACGCGGCGGTGTTCGCCACCGTCCGCATGATCCTGGACCGGGAGAAACGGACCCAGCAGGAGCGGCAGCTCCAGATGCTCGTGTCCGATTAGGACACCAAGGGGGAAGGTTATGAAAATCAAGAATCCATTCCGCCGGCGATCCGATGAGCACAAGGTGCTGACGATCGCCGACGTGGCGGCGGGGGACGTGAGCTGCTCCGGCTACACCCGCCTGGCGGACTGCCCGGAGGTGGCCGCCGGTATCCGGTGGCTGGCCGACCTGGTCAGCTCCATGACCCTGCATCTGATGCAGAACGAGGCCAGCGGAGACCGCCGCATCCGGGACGGCCTGGCCCGGTTCCTGGACGTGCACCCCTGGAGCCTGGGGACCCGGCAGACCTTCGTGGCCTGGCTCGTCAAGGTCCTGGCCTCCTGCGGGAACGCCTTCGTCCTGCCTGTGTACAGGGACGGGATGCTGGGGGACCTGGTCCCCATGCCCGGCGCCTCCATCCACGGGACGGATGGGGGGCTGTCCTACGAAATCAGCTGGAAGGGCAGCGTGTTCGAGCCCGGGGCGGCGCTGAACTTCGTCCTGGACCCGGACGAGCGGCGCCCCTGGCGGGGCATGGGCTGTGCCTTCACCCTCCAGGACGTGGTGGACAGCCTGGCCCAGGCGTCCGCCACAAAAACCAGTTACATGCGTTCCGACTACAAGCCCCCGGTGATCGTCTCCGTGGCCGCCCTGGCGGAGGACATGGACGACCCGGTGAAGCGGGACAAGATCCTGGACAAGTACGTCATGTCCGCCAAGACCGGGCGGCCCTGGGTGATTCCCGGGGACCTGGTGAAGGTGGAGAGCGTCCGGCCTCTGAGCCTCAACGACCTGGCCATCAAGGACGGCATCGAGCTGGACCGGAAGACGGTGGCCTCCGTGCTGGGCATCCCCGCCTATGTCCTGGGCGTGGGAACCTTTGACCCGGACGAGTACAACAACGTGATCCGGACCCGGATACGGTCCATCTGCCAGTGCATCGAGCAGACCCTGACCCTGGGCCTGCTGGAGAGCCCGGAGCGATATCTCCGCTTCAACGCCCGCAGCCTCTACGCCTACGACCTGAAGGAACTGGCGGAGATCTACGAGAGCCTGTACGTCCGGGGCCTGGCCACCGGCAACGAGGTCCGGGACGCCCTGGGGCTGAGCCCCATGAAGGACCTGGACGAGCTGGTGATGCTGGAGAACTACATCCCCGCCGGCATGATCGGCGACCAAAAAAAGCTGATACAGGAGGAGACGACCGATGAGACATGACCGACAGGTCCGGCAGGTGCGCAGCATGGCGACGGAGTTCCGCGCCACCGAAGACGACAAGGGCAAGCACATAACCGGGTACTTTGTCGTATTCGGCAGTTACTACGAATACTGGGACGGCGAGTTCGAGACCGTGGACCCCCACGCGCTCGACGGCCAGACGGAGGGCGACGTTCGCGCCCTGACAGACCACGTGACCCATCTGGTGCTGGGACGGACCACCGCCGGCACCCTCACTCTCCGGATCGACGAGAAGGGTCTCTGGGGTGACATCCTAATCAACGAACAGGACACCGATGCCCTGAACCTCTACGCCCGCGTCCAGCGGGGGGACGTCAGTCAGTGTTCGTTTGGTTTCGATATTCTGGACGAGAAGAAGTCCACGACGGAAGACGGCAAGGTGCTGTACATCATCACCGCCGCGAAACTCTACGAGGTCAGTGTGGTGACCTTCCCGGCCTACGAGGAGACGTCCGTGTCGGCCAGGAGCCTGCAGGACCTCAGACGGACCCGCCTGGAGAGATGGCGGGAGACAATGAAAGAAAGGATCAAAAGAAATGCTTAAGATCAAGATGCTGCGCTCCAAGCGCAGCGCCAAGCTGAAGGAACTGACCCAGCTCCGCTCCAAGCGCACCGCCCAGCAGAAGCGGGAGGAGGAGCTGGACGCCGCCCTGGAGGCCGCCGACGAGGTCAGCCCCGACCTGGAGCAGCAGGTGAACGACCTGGCCCAGGAGCAGCAGAACGTGGACGACGCCATCGCCGCTGCCACGGCCGCCATCGCGGAGCTGGACGCCGCCATCGAGGCGGAGGAGAGCGCTGCCGCCGACGCCCTGGAGACCGCGATCCAGACCGACCCCGAGGAAGTGGACGACCCCGGCGAATATGTCGCCGGCATCCGTCCCGGCGCCCGCCGCTCCACCGCCGCCGGCCGCCAGCAGCGTGCCGCCCAGTTCCAGCGCACCGGCCGCCAGCAGATCCGGAACGTGCCCCAGTTCATCCGGTCTCCGCTTCTGTCCACTGACGCCACCCTGGCGAAGCCCATCGGCGTGGACGGTATCAACGACGGCGTGGGCTTCGGCGTGGTCTCCTCCATCATCGACATGGTGACCGTGGAGGACTGCACCGGCATGGGCACCCACCGCGTGGCCTATGACAACGTTGACGCCGCCGAGGCCGCGGCCTACAGCCCCAGGGGCACCGTGCCCACGGAGCTGGCCTCCGGCTTCAACTTCATTGACCTGGCCCCCAGCGATTACGCCTGCATCTCCTACATCGACAAGGGCATCCGCAAGGTCACCCCCCTGCTCTATGAGGAGAAGGTCCGGGCCAAGGCCCGCACCGCCCTGCGGAAGCGCCTGTCGAAGATCGTGGTGGACTCCATCCTGGCCAGCTCCCTGAACGTGGCTCAGAGCGTCACCGCCACGACCATCGGCCCCTCCTTCCTGAGCGATCTCATCCTCAGCTACGGCGGGGACGAGGAGATCGAGGGCGACGCCGTCCTGTTCCTGTCCAAGGCGGACCTGAAGGCCTTCGCTGCCGTCCGTGGCAAGAACGAGTATCTGCCCGTCTACTCCATCGTCCCCTCCGAGGGCAACCCCAACACCGGCATCATCAAGGACAACTACGGTCTCAGCTGCCGCTACTGCCTGAACCGGAACGTGACCGCCCTGAGCTCCGCCACCCGCGGCGCCGCGGCGATCAAGACCATGTTCTACGGCAACCCCAAGGCGGCGGAGCTGGACATCTGGGGCGAGCTGGACGTGGAAGTGTCCGAGGGCTATAAGTTCGCCGAGGGCCTGCTGACCGTCCGGGGCGAGGTCACCGCGGACGCCGACGTGGTCATGAAGAACGGCTTCGTGGTGGTCACCCTGGCCGCCAACGCCTGAGACTAAACACAGGAGGCGGAGACAATGGACAACACGACCATGCTGGCCATGCTGAAGGCCGACCTGGGATTTAAGGACCCGCCCCAGGAGGTGGCCGCCTATCTGGCCCAGCTTCTGGAAACGGCGGAGGCCCAGATCCGGGGCCGGGGCGCTCCTCTCGCGGACGTCACCGCCGACCAGCTCTTCACCGCCTCCTGGGCCGCGTGGCTGTACCGCAAGCGCGTCAACGGGGAGGGCCTGCCGGACATGCTCCGGCAGGAACTCCACAGCCGGCTCGTCCGGAAGGTGACGACGGAGGAGGCGGGGGCATGATCTACGACCGCCTCATCGAGGTGTTCGATTTGGACACCGCCTCGTCCCCGCTGCGGCGGCGGCTGGTGCTCCGGTCGGCCCACTATTACGGGAATCTCACAGTGTACCACCGGACCTACTTCCAGGCCGTCCAGGCCGGGGAGAGCATCGACCGGATGGTCCAGATCCCCGCGCCGGCGGACCCGCCGGACGCCACCATGTACGCCGTGCCGGAGGACGGCCACGTGTACAAGATCACAGAGGCGCAGATCACCACGGACCGGGACGGCCTGCCCGTGGTGAATCTGAGCCTCCGCCGGGAGGAGGCACGCTATGACCTGCACAGAACTGGAGACGGCGCTGAAGACGGTGACGGCTGAGGTGTACAACCTGGCCGCCCCGGCGGGCCTGACGGAGTACATCGTCTGGGCCGTGTACGGCTACACCCTGGTCATCGGGGACGACGCCGTGCAGGTGCGGATCCCCCGGGTGCAGGTGGACGCCTATACCCAGGCGGCGGACGCCGCGGACGACGGCGGGTTCTTCGACCAGGTCATGGGCGTCCTGGATGGCCTGGGCCTGGTGTACACCGTGGAGGACACGGGGTACGACCCGGACGCCGCGACCATGCGGCTCATCATTCAAACGGACGTGGCCTGAGGGCCGCGGGAAAGGAAAGACATGGACAAGACGAAAACCACGATCGGGCTGCTGGATCTGCACATCGCGCCGATCACGGCGGAGCCCGCCGGGGCGCTGCCCACCTACGGCGCAGCCAAGAGCCTGGGCCACGCGGTGCGGGCCGCGCTGACCGTGAACACGGCGAACACCCCCATCTACGGGGACGACGCCCTCCAGGTGACCCTGGACGAGTTCATCTCCGGCGCCCTGGAGGTCCAGACCCTCATGGACGACCTGGAGATCCGCCAGATCCTCTTCGGCGGCACCTACTCCGCCCAGGACGGCCTGACCCAGAGCACTGAGGACACCGGGACCCCCGTGGCGGTCTTCGGTATCCGGAAGCTGCTCAAGAAGGACAAGAGCATCATCTACCGGGCGGAGGTGTTCTTCCGCTGCGAGGCCAACAAGACCTCCTCCGGCTGGGACGCCGACACCAAGAGCCAGAGCACCCAGAACAAGAACGCCACCACCAACTTCGACATCAGTCCCGCCAGCTCCGGCGCATGGAACTGGGAGCAGGACTACGAGACGGCTGCCGCCGCCCTGGCCGGCATCAAGACCAAGCTGGGCCTGACGAACACAGGACCCTGACACCCGCAGCGGGGCGGAGCGGAATGCCCCGCCCCGCGTTTTATTGAACTATGAAAAGGATCATTGAATTTGAGTACAACGGACGGACCTACGAGGCATACTGCCCCGCGGCCGCCCTCTTCGACATATACGACCACTTCGGCCAGGTGGGGCCGGTGGCGGAGATCACCGGCTTCGAGGACCAGACCCGGGAGGGCTGGGACGCCTGCTGCTGGCTCCTGGCGGAGCTGTGCCGCTGGGGGGAGCTGCGCCGGCGGCACATGGGGGAGACGCCCCGGGACATGCTGACCGTGGCGGCGCTGAAGCTGGCGCCGCCGGTGGACGTCCCCCGGATCCGGCTCACGGTGATGGAGGCGGTGGCCGCCGGCTTCCGCCGGGACATCCCGGACGAGGAGCCGGAGGAGACGGATCTGGTGCTCCAGGAGCTGGAGGGAGCGCAAAAAAAAACGCCTCCGGCGGGGAGCTTCGCGCCCAGTATCTAGCGGCCAGCGGGAAGATCTTCCGCTGGTCCCAGCGGGAGGCGCTGCTGACCGCCTGGGGCGAGTACCAGGACATGATCGCCTTCCTGGCCCAGGCCAGGCAGGGCGGGGAGGATTGATTTATGGCACTGAGAGAGATCGGCGCGAAGCTGACGCTGGAAGGGGAGCAGGAATGGAACCGCCAGATGAAGGCCGCCGACCGGGAGCTGAAGACGCTGAAGGCCGAGCTGGCCGCCAGCTCCGCGGCCTTCCAGGGCAACGCCAACAGCGTGGAGGCCCTCCGGGCGAAGCAGGAGCTGCTGCAGCGGCAGCAGGCCCAGCAGACGGAGAAGGTCCGGGCGCTGAAGGACGCCGTGGCCCAGGCCACGGAGATGTACGGCGAGGCCAGCCCCCAGGTGGACAAGCTGCGGCAGTCCTACGCCTACGCCCAGGCCGCCCTGTCGAAGATGTCGGCGGAGCTGGACGAGACCACGGACTACCTGGAGGAGGCCGAGTCCTCCGCGGACGGCTGCGCCTCCTCCATCGACGGCTACGGGAAAAAGGTGAAGAGCGCCGCCCAGCCCACCGGCGACACCGCGGAGAAGGTGCGGGAGCTGGGAGAGGCGGAGGACGACGCCGCAGGCGGCGCCGGGACCCTGCTGGAACGGGTCCAGAAACTGGTGCCGGGACTGAACGCGGCGAAGCTGGCCAGCGGCCTGACGGCGGCGGGGATCGCCGGCAGCGCGAAGAAGGTCTTCGACTGGGCCATGAACCTGGTGGACTCCACGGCGGAGCTGCGGCAGCAGCTGACGGGGCTCGAGATCTCCGCCGGCAGCCTGGGCGTGGCCATGGACGACACCATGAACGCGGCCATGCGCACCGCCTACGAGGCCAGCGGCGACATGGGTACGGCCATCAAAACGGTGGCCGAGCTGCTGCAGGCCCGATACAGCTCCGGCGGGATGCTGGAGGTCCTGGAGCAGCTCCGGGGCGCGGTGATCGCCTTCCCCGACACCCTCAAGATCGACAGCCTGGCGGAGGGCCTGCAGAAGACCCTGGCCACCGGCCAGGCGGACGGCCAGTTCAAGGACATGCTGGAGCGGCTGGGGGTGGACGTGGACGCCCTGGGCGAGAGCCTGAGCGCGTGCACCACCCAGGCGGAGCGGCAGAACGTCGTCATGCGGGCCCTGGCGGACTCCGGGCTGTCCGACATGACGGCGGAGTACCAGGCCGCGGCGGATGCCTCCATCGCGCTGAAGACCGCCCAGTACGACCTGGAGATGGCCAACGCCCGGCTGGCCGAGAGCTTCGAGCCGGTGAAGGCCAAGCTGGTGGAGGCCCAGGCGTCCTTTACAGATTTTCTTGGGCTCGAATTTGGGACGGGATCGCTGGGTGGTAGCTATTCCGAGGCAGACGATCTCTTAAAAAAAGTATCCAAGGCCGGTAGCGATCTGACGATGCAAGAGTTGTTGGATACGTTGGAAAACGCTGGTTTGACCTTTGGCACCGTAACGGTGGAAGCAAGGAAAGCGGGGCAGGGCGTTGGTGAATTTGTCGCCCAGCTCCACGCGGATCAGGTGGAGGAGGCCGCCCGGGCCCAGGAGGAGCTGGCCGCGCAGGAGCAGGCGGAGGCGGACGCGGCCATCGCCGCGGCGGAGGCCCAGGAGGCATCCATGGCGGCACTGGAGGAGACCAAGGGCACCATCGACGGCGCCCTGGAGACCATGGCCGAGCTGCAGGCCACCTATGAGGGCATCCGGGCCGGGATCGACGCCGTGGCCACAGGCTTCACGGATCTCTCCGAGGCCACGGAGCAGTACGAGACCACCTCCGACGACATGATCGCCGCCCTCCAGAGCCAGCTGGACTATATGGACAGCTACAAGGAAAACCTCCTGGCGGCCCAGGAGCTGGGCCTCAGCGACGCCCTGATCGAGGAGTTTTCCGACGGCAGCGCCCAGAGCGCGGCATACCTGGAGGCCATCGTGGCGGACGGCGGGGAGCACATCGAGGAGCTCAACGCCAAATTCGCCGAGGTGGAGCAGGGCAAGCAGGCTTTCGTGGACACCGTGGCGGAGGCCCTGCCGGGCTTTACCGACACCGTGAACGAGATCACCGCCACGCTGAACGCGGCGGTGGACGACTGGAACCAGAACGCCGCGGCCCAGGCCGCCGGCGCGAACACCATCGGCGGCCTGATCACCGGGCTGTCCGGCCACTATGCCGAGCTCTTTGCAATGGGGGCCGAACTTGGCAGCGCGGTGACGGCGGGATACAACTCCGCCCTGGACATCCACAGCCCCTCCCGGGTCATGGCCCGGGCCATGGATTACACCGTGCAAGGCGCCCTGCAGGCAGGGCAGCGCCGTCTGGAGGACATGGCCGGCATGGGCGAGGACCTGGGCGAGAGCATCCTGTCGGGCTACCGGCGGACCGCAGAGGGCTCCGGGGCAGGGTCCCGGGGCTCCGCCCCCGGCGGGGACGGACGGGCCGCGGGGGGCGGCGAGGAGGTCCTGCAGCTGCTCAGGACCTACCTGCCGGACATCCAGAAGGTGGCCAGCATGAAGGTGGTCACGGAGACCGGCGCCCTGGTGGGCGCCCTGGCCCCGGGCATGGACGAGGATCTGGGCCAGCGGGCTCAGCTGCAGGAGAGGGGGATGGCCGTATGAATACGAGAGAGATCTTCCGCAGCCGCTGGGGGGTGACCTTCACCACGGCGGCGGGGGCTTTCCATTCCTTCCGGGATCTCAATCTGCTGCCGGCGGAGCCTCCGGACTTCGGGTCCCCGCCCTACGACGGCAGCACCACCAAGGTCCCCGCCGCCAACGGGCGGCTGGACTGGACCGAGTACTTCGGGTTCGTCACCTACGACAACCGCGAGGCTGTGCTCCGTTACTATGTCAGCGGCTCCGAAGCCCGGCGGGCCTCCATCCTGGACCGGGCCATGAACATCTTGCACGGACGAACGGCGAAGATCCAGGCGGACGAGAGCCCCGGCTTCTACTACCAGGGCCGGCTGTCCGTGGAGCCCCTGGAGCACGCCCAGGGGGCCAGCATCTTGACCGTGACCGGGGACCTGGAGCCCTTCAAGTACGCCCTCATCACCGCAGGGCAGGACTGGCTGTGGGATCCGTTTTCCTTTGAGACCGGGGTGATCCGTGGGTATAAATCCATCACCATCGATGGGGAGACCACTGTCACCATCGTCAGCTCCGTGCTGGGCGGCTATCCCACCATCACGACCAGCGCGGCGGGGATGACCGTCACCCATGACGGGGAGACGTACAACCTCAGCAAGGGAAAGAACGCCCTGGCGGACATCGAACTGCCCCGGGGCGAGGAAGAGGTGGAGCTGGTCTTTGACGGCTCCGGCACGGTCTCCATCGACTACCGGACGGGGAGGCTCTGACCATGTACAGGATATACCTGGACGGCGAGGTCATACACGCCCCGGCGCTGGGAGACAAGACGCGGATGGTGCTGGACCCCACCCTCAAGGAGGAGATCCACAAGGCGGCGTCTCTGACCTTTACGCTGCCGGATGTGAACGTGGGCAGCCGGTCCGTCAGCCTCATGACCTCCACCGTCAGCGTCTACGACGATGACGACTGCGTCTTTATGGGGCGGCCGGTGTCCATAAAGCGGACATGGTACAACTCCAGGACGGTGACCTGTGACGGGCCCCTGGGCTGGCTGCGGGATGCATACATAAAGCCCGTTTCAAAATTCGAAATGAACCGGGAAGAATATATGAGCTTTCTTCTCGACGTCTATAACAACCAGGTCTCCGCCAATAGACAGATCGCCGTCGGCTCCATCTACAACCCGACAGCCCCCGGCTATACCAACTATACAGAGAAGTACGGGTCGATCTGGGACGCTCTTCAGTATCCGTTTATCGAAAACCCGAGTGCCGGGAGCACCCACGGCCGGTGGAGCGGCCAGGGCAACGGCATGGTGTACATCACCTACCAGGACGTGGACGGGACCATGACGCCCTGCCTGGGGGCGTCCCTGGGGGATGCCTACCCGGATATGGGCGGAGGCGGCCAGGTGATCCGGTTCGCGTCGAACCTGCTGGACCTGGAGCAGGTTCTGGACGGGTCGGACGTCTATACCGTGGCGGTGCCGGTCAACTCCAACGAGGAGGGCGTCCAGGCCGTCCACGGGACGGACCAGGTGGAGAACGCGGAGGGCATCGCCCAGTTCGGCCGGATCACACGGGTGGTCCGGTATTCCGGCGGCGAGTATGAGGATCTGGATCTCCTGCTGCGGCGGGGCGAGGCGGATCTTAACCAGGCCGTGAACGCGGCCCTGACCATCAACCTGACGGCGGTGGACCTCCATCAGCTGGGCCTGGTGTCCAACGCCATCCGGTGCGGATACTTCTATCGCGTCGTCTCCGAGCCCCACGGGCTCGATACGTATTACCAGTGCATCCGCCGGGAGATACACCTGGCGGACCCGTCAAAATCCAAGTACCGGCTGGGCTGGGCCGGGGCGGCGACGCTGTCCAGCCGGATGGTCAGCACTACCAAGGCGCTGGCCGGGAAGCAGGCGTCCATGGGCGCCATCACCAACATCGACATCAACAGCATCGTCTCGAGATAAGGAGGAAAAACGAGATGGCGAAATACCTGGACGAGAACGGCCTTCTGTACTTCTGGGAGAAGATCAAGGCGGCCTTCGCCGCCAAAGCCGACGCGGTGAAGAACATCACCCGCAGCGGGCTGACCTTCACGGCCACCCGGGCGGACGGGACCACCTTCACCTTCGACCAGCAGGACACGGTCTACACCCACCCGGCCTCCGGCGTGACGGCGGGAACCTACGGCGCAGCCACGAAGGTGCCGAAGATCACAGTGGATGCGAACGGGCACATCACCGGCGTGGTGGACACCACCATCGCGGGGGTCGCCCCCAGCTCCCACGCCCACGGCAGCATCACGAACGCCGGCGCCATCACGGCGGCGGGGGTGGCCCTGGCCAACGGGGACGCGCTGGTGTTCTCCGACGCCAGCGACAGCAGCAAGCTCAAGAAGACCAGCATCACCATCGGGACCGGCACGGCCAAGTACCTCCGGGAGGACGGCACCTGGCAGACGCCGCCGGACACCACCTACGGCACCATGGGGGCGGCCTCCGCCTCCGCAGCGGGCACCGCGGGCCTGGTGCCTGCGCCGGCGGCGGGAAAGCAGGCCAGCTTCCTCAGGGGAGACGGCACCTGGGTGGTGCCCACGAACACCACCTACAGCGACGCCACCCAGAGCACCCACGGGCTCATGTCCACCACGGACAAGAAGAAGCTGGACGCCTTCGGGGAGGCAAGCACCTACGCCCTCAAGAGCGACATCGCCAGCATGTACAAGTATAAGGGCTCCGTGGCCTCCGTGGCGGACCTGCCGACCACCGGGAACACCACCGGGGACGTGTACGACGTCACCGCCACCGGCATGAACTACGCCTGGACCGGCACCGCCTGGGACGCCCTGGGACAGATCTTCACCATCACGAGCCTGACGAACACCGAGATCGACGAGATCTGCGCCTAAGGGGGTGTCCGCATGGCCAAGTACCTGGACGAGACCGGCCTGGCGCGGCTTTGGTCCCGGATCAAGGCCGCGTTCGCCCCGCGGGTGCAGGGGACGGAGTTCATCGAGGGAACACAGACGGCGGCCACGGGGGCCTGGACGGGCGTCACGAGGGACGCGGCCCTGTACAACGGGAAGCAGATCGCCTACTGGCTGCCCTTCGCCGGGTCCGGCAACGCCAGCCTGACCCTGACACTGGCGGACGGGACCCAGACGGCGGCGGTGCCCTGCTACCTCTACGGCACCAACCGGCTGACGACCCACTTCCCCGCGGGCAGCTGCATCCACTTCACGTACCGGGAGAACGTCACCGTCGGCACGACCACCATCGCCGCGGGGTGGTGGCCGGACGCGTATTACAACAGCACGGACTACAACAAGCGGGCCGGGTATATCTGCGGCATGACGGGGGCCCTGGGGATCTGGGCGGCCGCCCTGCTGATGCGGGACGGCGGCGGGACCTACCAGTGCATCTGCACCGCGGCGGACGGGACGGTGACCGCGAACAACCGGACGGTGAACACCACGAAGAAGGCGAACCCCAACGGCTTCGAGGTGGGGTCCCCGGTGTGGTATTCGAACACCACATACATCGAGAACACGCGGATCGCGGGCTCGAATGTGCTGTACAGCCAGATCCTGTTCGACGCCCGGTACGCCTTCAACGTGACCAGGGCCGTGGGGCAGCTGGAGCCGTACAAGCCCGTGTACCTGTCGGGGACCATCCACGGGGACGGTCTCTACTACCTGGACGACGTCTGGTGGACCCAGACGCCGACCGACACGGCGAAGGTGTATGTGCTTCTGGGCGGGTGCTATGACTGCACAACGTCCAACGTGCGGATCCAGCTGTACGACCTGAACCCGTGGTATGTGTACGACGGGACCCATCTTGTGAATCTATATGAATCCTGGCTGAGCTCGAAGCTGCCGGGGAACGGAGGTTAAATATGGCAGATACTAGTGCAATCACGGCGGCGATCGCCAAATTCAAAAACGCCGTCCTGGGCCGGGAGGTCCGGCAGGCCATGGTGGACATCGGCGAAGCCGTGAAGGACGCCGTGGAGAATCAGATCGCGGAGCTGGACGACGGCAGCTGGACCGCAGGAAAAGCGGCGGAGGCGAAGGTCGTGGGGGAAAATGCGTTGCTTTATCGTGGTTCGCTCGCCTCTTTAGGTGTTACAAGGCTGTCAGCGTTTACAACTGCGGGGTTCGCGCATTTAACATCTGCGTGGGTTTCGTCCGTCACTGACCTTCCGTCTGATTATTCCAGCGGGGCGGCGCTCGTCATCAATTACAAGGCCAGCACCGGGACATACCAGAAGATTGAAAAATCCAATGGGAATGTGTGGGAGCGTTATGTGTATACTAGCGGAACGGTTGATAGTTGGAAGCATATTTATGACCCGTCCAGCATTACGACCATATCTGCCAGCGTTGCCGCATTGGAATCCAATCTTTCTGAGTTGAGCGATACGGTTAATGACACTCCATCCATTATTAATGCGTCTATCGGCGCTGGGTCTGTGTATGACTGGTCAAGACTGGCCAATACAACATATCCCACCGGATGGACAACTGGATACTGTAGCGTTTCAGATGGCAGTCTAACGACCACGTCCCCGAACTGGATTCGCATGAGAGGCAGATACTCCGCCCCTTTCCGTGGCTATGATTATTGTATCATAACTCCACCAACTGGCTATCGCGTTTGGGTATGTGAGTATACTGCCGATTCCACCAGCTCTTTCGTAAAAACTTGGGGCGATAACGATGAGGCCAATGACGGAAAATCTCTTTTCGTTGAGATAACAGAGGGGCATTATTACGCGATAACCCTCGGACGCTTTGCAAACGGTGATGCCGAAAGCTATCTTACATCGGAGTTTGTCAGCAGTATCAAGCTTGAACGGTTCTATTCGGAATCGCGGAACAATAAAGAATCGACAGACCAAAAAGGCACACAGATTCATTTCAGCGTTTCCATCAATGCGACACAGCTTGAGGATAATGCGGCTGATGCTTCTAATGCCCTGTCAGTCAACGCTGTTGTCATGCTCCCGTCTACGTACAAAGCATATGGAAAACCGACAAAGGCTATCTTCCTGCACCATGGCCAAAGCGGAACGGTAACAGATACGACTTGGTATTCTCAGGCTGACCAGACCACTTGGAAAGCCCTTCTCAATTCTTATCTTAACGCCGGATTTGCTGTTTTTGATGTGAACGGATGCGGCCCCGCGGATGGAACGACCCGTTACCATCGAGATTATGGCTGTTTCAATGGGATTCAAGCCGCTTATAAAGCATATCAGTATTTGATCGCCACCTACAACATTGACGCGCGGATATTTGTACACGGCGGGAGCATGGGTGGCGCGACTGCCATTTCTTTCGTCAAGGCTTATCCCGGCATTGTGTCCGCACTGGTGCTGTTCGCTCCTGCCGAGGTTGCGAGGTCGGCGCAGACAACATCGTATCGACTCGATATAGCGCAGAACTACGGATATGCAGACATTGCGGCGATGGAGGCAGACGGGTATAAAAACCTTATCCCTGCCATGCCAGACGTTGAGCATTACGATGCAGAAGGTAACCGTGTCTTTCTTCCTGTCACTGCTGACTGGGCTGTTGGTTCGGCCTACACGGGACTTACAAATCTTTGCAAACTCCCCTGTCCTGTTAAGGCCTGGCATGGTGCTGATGATGATACGACAAGGCCAGCGTACACAAGAGCCTTAATAACAGCGGCGTTTAACGCTGGCGTGCAGGCGTTTTATACTGAGGTCAGCGGCGTGGGGCATGAGTTGACTGTTGGTGCGTCTGCCACGGCGAACGCCGAAGCGGTGTTGTGGCTGTCAAGATTCGATTGAGGTGATGAAATGCTACGGACACTTATTCTTGCCGTTGTGGGTATGTCGATGTGCAGATAGCATCAACGGTCAATCCATATCCGGCACAGATTTACAGCTAAAGGACACTTTAAAACACGGAGCGGCAAGGTATGAGCAATATTGAAATCGGCGTGCTGTGCACGCTGCTGGGGGTGCTGATCGCCTACGGCGGGTACCGGCTCAGCGTACGGAAGGAAACCAAGGACGAGGGCCGGGAGTCCGGCGCAATCATGACCGAGCTGGGCTATATCAAGGCCAACACGGACGAGATCAAGCAGGAACAGCGGGACCAGCGGAAGACAAACACGGAGATGAGGGAACGCCTTGCCTCCGTGGAGGCCTCCGCGAAGCAGGCCCACCACCGTATCGACCGGCTGGAAGGCCGGGAGGAAAGGAGCGAATGACATGAGAGACTTTGTAAAGGCCACTTTCGTACGGGCGATCTGGACATTTGCCGAGACGGCGCTGAGTATGATTGCGCTGGGCCAGGGCTTCCTGGACGTGTCCTGGCTTCACATCCTGTCCGTGGCCGGCGTGGCGGCGGTCATATCCATCCTGAAAAGCGTGATCGTCGGCCTGCCGGAGGTAACGGGGGTGGACGTCGATGAGTAAATGCACGGCGGCCCAGGCCATCGCCCGGGCGGAATACTATGACGGCTATTTTGAGAAGGCCACGAAGGCCTACGTGAACCGGAACGACAAGGCCGTTTTTGCCCTGGACAAGGGCAGCAATAACTATACCTGGTTCGGCCAGGTGTGTGGGGTCCAGGGCGGGGCCTGGTGCGCAATGATGGTGTCCACGGCGGTGCTGGAAGCCTGCGGCGGCAGCGTCGCGGACGCCAGAACGGTCATGCACGGGGTGTGGCCTTACACCGCCTGCAACCAGCTGTATGACGCGGCGCCGTCCGGCTATAAAGGCAGGCGGGGCCAGTGGACGCCGAAGCCCGGGGACGTGATCGTGTTCTCCAGCGACGGCAGCACCCGTGAACACACCGGCATGGTGTACGCCGTACAGGGCGGCTATGTCTACACCATCGAGGGCAACAGCTCCAACCGCTGCCAGAAGCGGAGCTATCTGCTGACGAGCTCGTGGATCTGGGGTTACGTCCGGCCGCTGTACGCCGCCGGCGTGGAGCCGGTGCTGCCGGTGTACCAGTACGGTCCCGTGGTCTGCAAGGACCCGGAGCTGCATCTGTTGACCAAGGGCTGCGCCGGGCCGGAGGTGAAGACCATCCAGAGGATCATCTACGCAAGGGGGATCGACCGGGATATGGTGGTGGACGGAGACTTCGGCAAGCGCACCAAGACCGGGGTGATCAACCTGCAGCAGCTGCTGGGGCTGGATCGGGACGGCGAGGTCGGAGCGCTGACCTGGACGGCGGCGCTGAAAAAGCTGGCGTAAAATAGCCCCCAACATATCCCCGGAGTGTCAGCGGTGCGGAAGAACTTGTGACCCTTTGGGGCTAAATATCCCCAAATTTACCCCGGAGAGGATAGAAACAGGGGAGCGAAAAAGAATAGAGAAAACCCCGGAAACTCAGCGTTTCCGGGGTTTTTCGTTGGTGGACGATACAAGACTCGAACTTGTGACCTCCCGCACGTCAAGGCGCGGATCTGAGAGCCGGCGCGGCTGAGCTGTGCGGGCTGCGGAAAAACGCCGGGGAAGATGTCCCCGAAAATGGCCCCGATCAGCCTCCGCCGAAGGCGGCGCGGACCTTTAGGATCGTCTCGTCCGGACGGCCGCCCATGACCTTGGCATACCAGTTCAGGGTGGTCTCCGCCTTCGTATGGCCCAGGAGATACTGGGCCGTCTTGATGTCGCAGCCGCCCAGGATCAGCTCCGTGGCGTAGCTGCGGCGGAGGGTGTGGGGCGTCACGTAAAAGTTTATCGTGTGAGGGCAGCCGGTGTGGTATCCACGCCGGTTTTTCTTTTTGCCCTCGTCGTCCAGCTCCGTGGACTGGGAGCGGCGCTTTTTGGGGCGGAACTCCTCCGTCTGGCGGCGCTCCACCAGGCTCCAGATGGACCGGAAGGCCGCCTCTGTGCAGGCCTTGCCGTGGGTGTCGCACACGACGAAGGGGGAGGAGCTGCCCGCCTTGACCTCCGTCAGGCAGGCCACCAGCGGAGCCGGGATGGTCACGATCCTCTTGGCGGCGTCGGTCTTGAGCTCATCGGAGACCTGGGGAGGCTTGCCGGGGACCCACTGCAGGGACCGGCAGACGTCGATGCAGGGCGTGTCCCCGTCCAGGGTGACCTTGTCCCACTGGAGGCCCAGGATCTCCTCCCGCCGGAGCCCGGCATACAGCCCGAGCATGACAAAGGGCCAGGCCCGGGTGTCCCGCACCGCGTCGATCAGGATGCGGCGCTGTTCCTTCGTGAGGCTGTCCTTCTGCTTGGGGGAGCGGCCGCCGGCCTTGAGGGTGGCGCAGGGGTTCGTCCGGACGTAGCCCTCCGACGCCGCCAGGGCAAAGACGCCCTTGAGCACATAGACGAGCTTCTGCTGCATGGACTGACTGAGATGGGACTCCCGCCGCATGAGCTCCGCGATGTCGGCGGCCGTGACGTCCGCCAGCTGCAGGTCCCCGATGTGGGGGAGGATGTGCCGCCGGAGGGAGAGGTCAAAGTCCGACAGGCGGGAGGCGGAGAGGCCGGAGGGCTGCATGTCCATCCAGGTCTTGGCGTAGCGGGCCACGGTGGGATTGTCACGGAGAAAGATCAGCCGGTCGATCTCCTCCTGGCGCTCCCGGACCTTGGCGTCCAGATCTTTCTGAGAGTTGGCATATATGCGGATATATTTCCCTCTCTCGTCTTTGATTTTTTTCTTATATTTATACTCCATCGCAGGGGGTGTCCGATTCGGACACCGGGAAATCAGAGGCCGAAGAGGATAGAGACCACGACGCCGACGGCGGCCAGGACGACGATCCAGGTCATCCACCGGCCGATGCGGGCCATGGTCTCCGCCTGGACGTGGCCCTGGTAGAGGCTGAGGAAGGTGGCCATCTCCGCGGACTGGGCCGCGTCCAGTTTCTCCGGGCGGTAGTAGGTTCCGTCCTTCGCCGTGATCCAGGAGGGCATGGTCATGCCGTAGCTGCTGGCGTAGCCGAAGACGTCCAGCTCGTTCTTCGTGAGTTGTCTCATGTGCGCTTCTCCTCTCAATCAATCAGGGGCGGCCCCGCGGCCGCCCTGTTGTTATATCTATCACGATACATCCGCCGACTGTTCCGAGGCGGGGCGGTAGGCCTCCAGGGCGGCGTTCACGATCTTCCGGATCTCCAGGGGCGCGGCGTGGTAGGCCTGCAGGAGTTCCGTGTCCATTTTGGACACCGCGGGCTGCGGGGTGTTGGAGCGGCCCAGGAGGTAGTCCGCCGTCACGCCGTAGAGATCGCAGAACTTATGGATCAGCTCAGGCGTGAGCTGGCGGCGCTCGTTTTCGTAGTTGGTCATGGTGTTCGCCGCGACACCAATCAGACCAGCCACGTGCTTCTGTGTCCAGTCCCGGTCCTCGCGCAGATCTCTCAGTCTGTTCATGTGCAACATCACCAAATTCTAATATATGTGTCATTATATCGCCGGCGTCTTTTTGTTTGTGAAAAAATCACAAAATGAAGTGGTAACGGAAATTTAGCATTGATAAAATCACAGAACGAGATTATTATATTACCAGACATCACAATTTGAGATATTTAACCCTGTACCCAAAAGGGTACGGCACCGGATGAGAAAGGAGGAACCCCATGGACTGGGCTATGTTCATTTTGGCATTCATGGCCTGCAGCTGCGGCGTGATCGGCATGATCGCGGCCATCTGCGAGCTCATCGTCACCCGGCGGACCTATCAGCGCCGGGTGCGCAGAGAGAGAAAGGAGGACGAGGAGTGGAGATCCTGAGAGGCAACCGCTGCCAGGCGCCCACCCCCACGGTGGGGGAGCTGTACCGGTCGGCGGGGGTGATCAAGAGAGACGTGAGCCTGCGGCTGGGCGTGTCCGCCGCGGCGCCCTATCACTGGGAGCACGGGACCGCCTGGCCGTCCATCGACAAGCTGCCCGCCATGGCGGAGCTGCTGGGGGTCAGCGTGGAGACGCTGGTGCTGGCCCTGATCAAGACGAGAGGAGGCGGAGGCCGTGGCTAAATTCGAGCCGAAGCTGGAAGCTCTGGACGGGCTGTCCATGGACTTTCAGAAGCTGGGCCGGATTACGGACGAGGACGCCTGGACGATCCTGACCCCGGCGGCGGATCTGCTGCAGGGGAAGTTCATGGAGAAGATCCGGGGCGTGTTCCAGCAGCACACCGGGGTACTGGCGGCGGCCATCAAGAGCTTCAAACGGAAGCAGGACGGCCCCGTGATCCTGGTGTACCCGGACGGGCCCCACCACAGGTACAGGAGCCGGAAGGGCGGGACGAAGACCGCCACCGCCGCGGAGGTGGGCTTCGTGCTGGAGTACGGGGACGGGCACCACCGGGCCGCCCACTGGATGGAGAGCACCGTGGACGAGCAGGACCGGGCCATCGGCGAGGCGATGCAGGAGGGCTTTGACACCCTGTGCGAGAAGAAGGGGGTCGGCCTCTGATGCCACGATACCAGACCCCGGAGGGCCGGAACAGGGCGGAACCGGACCGGACGCCCATCCTGGAGGGGCGGCTTGCCGCCGGTCTCACCCAGGAGGCCATGGCGGAGCTGCTCAACGTGGACACCCGGACCCTGCGGCGGTACGAGAGCGGCGAGGTCCCCACGCCGGACGAGCTGATGCTGGCGGCGGCGGGAGAGGCGAAGCAGCCCTTCCTGCTGTACAAGCACTTTAAAAGCAAGTACCGGATCGGGGACGACATGATGCCGCCGGTGGAGCCGGTGCCCCTGGCCCTGGCGGTGGTGGGACTGCTGTCGGAGCTGGAGAAGCTGGAGCGGAACCGGGTGGCGTCCAGGCTTCTGGAGCTGGCCCGGGACGGGATCATCGACCCGGCGGAGACGGCGGACTTCCAGGTGATCATGGACAAGCTGGACGGGGTCCGCCGGGCGGTGGAGCTGCTGCGGTATTCCAGGAGGTAGGAACATGGGAAAGATGCTGAACGTAAAGACGGCGGCGGAGCGGCTGGGCCTGAGCGATAAGACGGTCTATGCCCTGATCGCCGGGGGCGATCTGCCCGGGTACAAGATGCGCAGCGCCGTCCGGGTGGACGAGGACGAGCTGGAGGAGTACAAAAGGGCCTGCCGGGTCCGGCCGCCGATGCCCAAAGCGGAGCAGGCGCGTCCGGCGCGGCGCCGCCAGCGGAAGCGGGAGGACGACGCCCTGGGCGAGGTCTACACCGGGCTGAGCTGTCTGGAGCGGTTCAAGAACAAATAACAAGACGCCCCCGCGGCTGCGGACCGCGGGAGCGCCTTGCCCGGCTGAGGTCAGCCGGTACGGGTATTGGTGATACCCATATTATAGCACAAACGAGGAGGTAACACAATGGCAGGATTCAGATGGGGCTGCCATAACGCCAGCCGCTGTCTGTGCGACAGCTGCTGGGAGGGGCGGTTCAACATCGTGTGCTGCTGCACGGAGCACCCCGAGGATCTGTGCCCCACGCGGGAGTGCGACAAATACAGGCCCCGGCCCAGGGAGGACGGGGACAAGGAGGCGGAGAAGGAATGACGGGAAGCAGCGTGCTCCGCGTCGTCCGGTCTCAGGACTATGTAACGATCAGCAATTATCATCTACGAGACAAACGGCTGACGCTGGCCGCGAAGGGTCTCATGTCCATCCTGCTGACGGACGAGGGTGACGCGGCATACACCGTGGCGGAGCTGACGGGCCTGGGACCGGAGGGCCGGGACGCGATCCGGTCCGCCCTCCGGAAGCTGGAGGAGGCGGGCTACATCGTCAAGCGGCAGCGCCACGACGGGGCGGGCCGGTTCGGCGGGAACGAGTATCTGCTGTTCGAGGCGCCGCCACCGTTTACGGAAAAACCGTTTACGGAAAAACCGTTTACGGAAAACCCGTCAACGGTGGCCCCCGGGGAAGAGCTTGGATTAGATAGAGGATTAAGTACTGCCCTACGGGAGGCGTCCGTAACTCCTGAAGGGAAAGAGGAAGATGATAAAGATCCCCCCACAAGTCCCCCCGGAAAGCGCCGGGGCGGCGGGCCGAAGTGGAAGCCCGAGCGGTTCGCCGCCTTCTGGCGGTTCTACCGGGAGAACTGCCGGGGAGAGTCGAAGCAGGCGGCCATCCGGGCCTGGGACAAGCTCCGGCCGGACGACGATCTGATCGACGAGATCGGGCGGGCCCTGCGCCGGCAGCTGAAGACGGACGAGTGGCGGCGGGGCATCGGCATCCCCTACGCCTCCACCTACCTCAACCAGGCACGGTGGGAGGACGCGCCGGCACCGCGGCGGGGCGGAGCGCCCCAGGAGCCTGACGACCTGGTGGCCTGGACGCCGGGAGGTGCGCCGTGAACGAGACGAAGATGACGGCCCCCAGCGCGGAGGAGTCCGTGATCGGGTCCCTGCTCATCGACGACCGGTGCGCCGGGGAGATCATGGCCCGGCTGCGGCCGGAGGATTTCCGGGACAACATCATGCGCCGTCTGTACGAGGCGGCCCGGTCCCTGTACCTGGAGCAGCTGCCCATCGACCCGGTGACGGTGGCGTCCAGGGCCGGCGGGGACGAGCTGCTGCCGGCGGTGCGCCGGTGCATGGACGAGACCCCCACGGCGGCGAACGCCGTCCGGTACTGCGAAATCGTCCGGGATCAGACGGCCCTGTCGAAGCTCCGGGGCGCGGCCCTGGATCTGGCGGACGCGGGGAGCCTGGAGGAGGCCAGGGACATCCTGGCCAGGGCCTCCGGCATCCTGACGGACCGGCCGGGGGTGCGGACCGTGAGCCTGGCGGAGATGATGGCGGACTTCCTGCGGCGCATGGGCCAGCCGAAGCCGGACTATCTCCGGTGGGGCCTGGGGATCCTGGACGACATGCTGCACACGGGGCCGGGGAGCTATGTCCTCATCGCGGCCCGGCCCAGCACCGGCAAGACGGCGCTGGCGCTGCAGCTGGGGCTGTCCATCGCCCGGACGAAGCGGGTGGGGTTCTACAGCCTGGAGACCGTGCCGGAGGTGGCGGCGGACCGGATCGCCGCGGCGCAGCTGGGGATGAGCCTGCCGGACATCAAGAACCGGCGGGCGTCCCCGTCGGATCTGCAGGCCCTGGCCTACCGCATGAACAACAGCGAGACGCTGCGGGGGAGCTTCGACTTCATCAGCGCGTCGTCCATGACCGTGGCGGACATCCGGGCCCAGGCCCTGGCCAGCCGCCACGAGGTCGTCATGATCGACTATGTCCAGCTCATCCGCCCGGACATCCGGGGAGAGCGGACGGAGCAGATGCAGCGGGTCTCCATGGAGCTGCGGGCCATGGCCCAGATGACCGGGATCGTGGTGGTGGGCCTGGCCCAGCTCCGCCGCCCGGACACCCAGCAGAAGCAGAAGGCTCCCACCATGGCGGATCTGAAGGAGTCCGGGCAGTTCGAGCAGGATGCGGACAGCATCCTCCTCATGTACCTGACGGACCCGGGCAACCGCCGGTCGGACCGGAGGATCCTGGTGGAGAAGAACAAGGAAGGTTATGCCGGGTTCTACGCCCGGTTCCGCTTCGACGGGACCAGTCAGACCTTCACCTGCGTGGACGACGAGGGGAAGCCCCTGGAGCCCAAGCGGGCGACGTTCGAGGAGCTGGACAAGCAGATGGAGATGGAGGAGCTGCCGGAGGAATGGTAAAGGTCGGAGACAGAAAGACGGAGACCCTGCACTTCGGGGAGGGGAACTCCCGGACCTATACGGGCCGGGTGGTGTACGTCCACCCGGAGCGGCGGTTCTATATCGTGGAGTTCGGGTTCGAGAAGGGATCCTTCCGGGAGACCTTCTACCCGGAGGAGAGGAGGGCGCACAACATGCGCAGATCGCGGTGGGATATTGGTGATCCAAGCGAGTGCAAAGACCCAGACTCCTGACCTTCGAGGGCAGGACCATGCCCCTGACCGACTGGGCCAGGGAGCTCCACATGAAGCCGGACACCATCCGGCACCGGCTGGACCGGGAGGGCATGAGCGTGAGCCAGGCGCTGACCACGCCATCACGGACCCGGGGCAAACCCCGGGACGCCTGCACCGGCTGCCGGTACTGGGTGAAGATGGCCCGGTGGAACACCTGGCGGTACTGCGGATACCTGGAGATCGAGGGCCACAGAAGACCGGCGGACAGCCCGCCGGCGGGACCGGGACGACGCTGCGGATCGTACCGGGAAGACTAGAAAGGAAGGATTTTACAATGCGGGTTATCAGCGTGATGAATCTCAAGGGCGGGGTGGGAAAGACCACCACCGCCGTGAACATGGCGGCCATCCTGGCCCGGGAGCACGGCCTCCGGGTCCTGGTGGTGGACGCCGATCCCCAGGGCAACGCCTCCTGGTTTTTCGGGTTCTGGGAGGAGACAAGCCGGACCCTGTACGACATCCTGGAGGGGGTGGAGGAGGACGTGGCCCTGAGCTGCATCCGGGCGACGCCCATCGACGGGGTGGATCTGATCCCGGCGGCCATGGATCTGCATCTGCTGGACGTGGACGCGGGGGACGGGCACCGGAACTTCGGACGGCTGCGGGCGTATCTGCGGGAGGTGGAGTCCCTGGCGGGCTATGACATCGTCCTGATCGACTGCCCCCCAAACTTCTCCATCTCCAGCATCGAGGCCATCCTGGCCTGCGAGGAGATCCTGATCCCGGTGAAGCCGGACGGCTTTGTCTTCGGGGGCATCCGGGAACTGAAGAAGCAGGTGGAGGGCGTGCAGCGGGTGAGCCCCACCGTCACCATCGCCGGGGCGCTGGTCACCATGTGGCACAACAGCGACGCCGTCCGGGCCGGGGAGACGGCCCTGCGGGAGAACAGCGGCCTGCACGTATTCAGGACCATGATCCGGCGGACGGATAAGGTGGACGAGTCCACCTTCGCCCGGCAGACCCTGGACACCTGGAGCCCCTACAGCAGCGCCGGCCGGGACTACCGGGCCTTCGTGGCCGAGTACATGGGGGTGTGACCATGGCAAAGAGAGGCTTTGACCTGGCGGCCCTGGCACGGGCCGCGATGACGGGCGGCAACGATGAGAGCAGCGGGGCTCCGCTGGAAGCCGGGACCGCTGGCGGCCCGGAGGCATCCCGGCCGAGAACAGTCTTCGACAACAACCCCGCCCGGGACGCCTCCGGCTCCGCCCTGGGGGAAAACAACAACCTGCCGCCGGACGCTTCCGCTGCGCCCAACGATCACGCGGGCCACGATCTCGACTCCGCCGGGGACGGGCAGGGCTCCGCCGGGGGAAACGGCAGCCCGGAAGCATCCCAGGCGAGAACAGTGCAGAGCACAACAACCCCGCCCGGGACGCTTCCGGCTCTGCCGGGGAGCGGGGCGGGCGTGTCCGAATCGGACACCGTCACCGAGATCCCGGCCCGAAAGATCAAGACGAACGACGCGAACTTCTACGAGATGTCGGAGCTGGAGGATCTGGCGGCGTCCATCGAACTGGTGGGGCTGCTGCATCCCGTCCTGGTCATGCCGGACGGGGGCGACGGCGGGTACATCCTCATCGACGGGGAGCGGCGGTTCCGGGCCATGACCGAGCTGCTGGGCCGGACGTCGGTGCCCTGCATCGTGCGGCGGCCCGCCGGCGGGATCATCGAGGAGCTCATGCTCATCGAGGCCAACCGCACCCAGCGGCGCATGAGCGACGCGGAGCTGTCGAAGCAGGCCGAGCGGTTCACGGAGCTGCTGGCCCAGCTTCGGGACAGCGGTGTGGAGATCCCCGGGCGGCTGCGGGACCGGACCGCGGAGGCCCTGGGCGTGAGCGCGTCGAAGCTGGCCAGGCTCCACGCAATCCGGGAGAAGCTGCGCCCGGCGCTGCTGAAAATGTTCGACGAAGGAAAGCTCTCCGAGTCCGTGGCCTATGAGTACAGCAAGATGGACCGGATGGGTCAGGCGGCCGCCTGGAGCGCCGGGCTGATCACCGCGGAGGATGTGCGCCGGTTCGCGGCGCGAAGGAAGGAAGCGGCGGGGCAGGTCGCGCGAGGGTCCACCTCCTTCCCTCAGAAGGCCGTTCAAGTCGGCCTCCCGCCGGAGGGGGGAGAGACCATTGACGGGGGAGGGCAGGGCTTCGCCGGGGACGGCGGCAGCCCGGAAGCATCCCCCGCGAGAACAGTGCGGAGCACAACAACCCCGCGTGGGACGCTTCCGGATCTGCCCAGGGAAGAGAACAACACCGCGGGCCACGCTCTCGACTCCGCCGGGGAAGATGTGTCCGAATTGGACACCGACGAGTTCGAGGAGCTGGAGGCGGAGGAACTGGACCGGACGGCCTTCCTGGTGCACTGGCACCGGACCTGCCCCGAGGATATGCCGCCGGAGGCAGCCGGCTATGGGAAGGCCATCCTGCTGTGGGGCGACGGCGGCCTGCACCGAACCCCGGACTTTCTGGCCCGGCAGACCATTGAGGTGTCCCCGGCGCATGCCCGATGGTGGGCCGTGATCGAGGGACCGAAGGAGGAACACAATGAATGACCTGAAGCCGTGTCCGTTCTGCGGAGCAAAGCCGATTATCCGACAATGGCCTGTGTCTAATACTCTCTATGTCGAATGCGTAAATCGAAAATGCACCATGAACCCAAGCACAGCATTAAAAGGATGGAAAAATCTCAATCGGCACATAGATGCTTGGAACAGGAGGGTAAACGATGGATGACCTGATAAGACGGAGCGAGGCAATAGACGCTTTTCAAACGGTGGAATACCCGTGGAAAGTATCTGTCAGACGTATTCTCACACAGGTTCCCGCCGTGGACGCTGTGGAGGTGGTGCGGTGCGAGAGTTGCGATATGGCAAACTCTTGCTCAGATGAGCAAGAAATGTATTGCACGTTGTATCACGCATATAAGCCGATTGATTATTTTTGCGCTGACGGGCGCAGAAAGGATGAACACAATGCGCTTGATTGACGCAGACGCTATTCCGTACAAGAAAATTATGTTTGATGACGATGACGATGATTTCTATTACGGAGTGACACAGCCATACATTGACAGGATGCCCACCATTGATGCCGTCCCTGTGGTGCGGTGCCGGGAGTGTCGATTCAATACGACCGAAAGAAAATGTTTGAATCCTGACAGCATTATCATCGTTCCAAGTGACGACGATTTTTGCTCATATGGTCAGCGCAGAGAGGACGGTGACGGGGATGTATAGACCATTCTTTCGTCCGCTTGTGTGCTTAGTGCTAGGCCACATTCTGGAAGGGCCACATAATCAACCGACTATTGACCCGGGAAACTGGACACACCAATGCAGTTATTGCGGGAGATATGTGGTCCACAGCGAGTATGCGGGGACAATTACCATGACAGAAAGAGAGCACAAAAAATTTATGCGGGAGTTCTATGAAGCGTGTCCATGGGCGCGCAGAAAGGATGGGGACGGGGATGGCTAAGTGGCTTTTGATCATGCTGGGGGTCGGGGGGTATGTCGGCATGTGGATCGTATCCGCGTGGGCTATTACTAAATTCTGGGACGAGGACGCAGGGACCGGCGCTGTTATCGGCATGGTGTGGCCGATCCTGCTGATCGTGCTCATCTTCTCCCGTCCCTGGGCTCTGGTGGCCTGGATCGTGGAGCGTATGCCGAAGGGAGGCGGGCGGCGGTGAACATCGACGAGGCCTTGGCTATGCTGCTGAAGCAGTACGAGGAGTGCAAGGATCGGGAGTGGATCCGGGACCCGGTGGCCTATGCCCTGTATATGACCTGGAAGGCCGCCGACGATCGGCAGCACGGTCGGGGGCTTGACAGTGACCCCCAATCATCACTATTTTAGAAAAGGAGGACACCTCCTCCGAAAGGACGCGCCGGGCCTCAGGGTCCGGCGCTTTGTATTCCATGGGCAAGAACCGACTGAAAACCGTCCGGGCCGGACGCCTCGTCTACGCCGTCTGCTACTCCCAGCCGTCGGCAGCGGATGAGCCCGCCGAGCGGCAGGCTAAATCGAAAACCTCCTCCGCCGCACGGCAGCGGCTGAATTTTAAGGCGGCATGGCAGAAGCTGGAGCTGTCCCTGGCCGCGAACTTCGACCGCCGGGACTGGTTCGTCACTCTCACCTATGACGACGAGAACCTGCCCGCCGACCGGAAGGCCGCCGGCGCCGAGATGGGGAAGTTCCTCCGGGCCCTGCGCCTCCAGCGCCGCAGGAACGGGAAGGAGCTGCGCTACGTCTACAACATCGAGGAGATGCCCGACGAGCCCGGCGGGTCCAGGCGGCTGCACCATCACGCCGTCATAAACGCCGCCGGGGATCCCGGCGAGGTCCTGCAGGAACTTTGGGGACGGGGCATCGTCCACGTGGAGCCGCTGCTGGACGGGCCGAATGATTCCTACGAGGCCCGGGCCAGGTATATCGTCAAGGAACGGCAGCCCGGGGAGTTCGGCCGGAAGACCGGCCTGCGGGCCTGGATCCCGTCCAGGAACCTCCGGAAGCCCGAGACCACCTCCGAGCTCGTCCCCGAGTCCGTCACCGTCGCCGCGCCGCCGGGAGCCTATATCCTGGACCGGCACGGTGAGCAGAACGCCTTCGGGGCCTACGCCTATATAAAGTACCTGCTGCCCGAGAGGCGCAGGCGGCTATAATTTTTGACCTTGGGGCTGTGTATATCTTACGGAAAAGAGGCGAGAAATGTGCCCGCTGCGTTGAATTCCTACCGCGTTTGTGCTATACTTGAGCCAAGGAACGGCGAGGTCCGGTGCCCGTACTGCGGGGCCCTGCTCCTGCGTGTCCGGCCCACCACCGCCGTCCGGGATCTGCCCCTGTTCTGCCGGCGCTGCCGGCGGGACTGGTGCCTGAATATCGAACCCACCAACCAGAGGCCCGAGAGCCCGACCTGATGCTGACGCGTCAGGCCGGGCCTTTTTCTTTGCCATGAACTACCAGGGAAAACGCTGGGAAGCCCTGCGGGAGCAGGCCTTCCGCCGGGATCGTTACCGGTGCCGGGAGTGCGCCAGGTTCGGCCGCATGGTGCCCGCCGAGCGGGCCCATCACGCCTGGCCCGTCGAGGAGTATCCCGAGTACCAGTGGGCGCTGTGGAACCTCGTGTCCCTGTGCAGCGGCTGCCACGATGCCATGCACGACCGCGGGACGCGGGAGCTCACCGAGCGGGGGATGTACTGGCTGCGGCGTACGAAGCCGCCGCGGGGGTGATCCCCCCCGGGTGTGAAACCGGGGAGTGGGAGGGTGCGCAGCTGGGGGCGGGGCATCGTCCACGTGGAGCCGCTGCTGGACGGGCCGAATGATTCCTACGAGGCCCGGGCCAGGTATATCGTCAAGGAACGGC